AGGAGCTTTTTCAACCGGCTTAGGTTCAGCTTTAGGGCCAGGTTTGATTCCAGCCTGTTCAGCAACAACAGGTGTTTCTTTTTGATCGTTTCCCTGTTCTGATTTTGCAAACTTTCCTTGGTTGTCTCGATGTTTTTCGGGTGCTTCATTTTTTACAGGCACCTCTACTTCAGGTTCAGAACCAATAGGCTGCTGTACGATAGCATCAGGTTGTGCGCTCTGCGTTTCTTCTTCTTTCGGAACAGCAGACTCAAGTACATCCCTGATTGTGGTGGGTTCAGTAGACATTTTTATTTATTCTCCAGTTGGTGAATTATGCGGCGGATATGATCCCGCGTAATTGTTCCGCCTTTTTGATAATAGTTTTCTCGTTCTGTTTTTTTCTTAGCCCATGAATCTTTATAATCATCAACAGTCGTCAATCCATGTTGCTTCATATAATCGCGGTGCTTCTTTCGCGTACTAATGTCAGTGCCATCAGTAGCGCGTAATCCTTCATAATGGTTGTCTGATACCATTATGTTATTTTTTCTTGTTCGCTTACGTGGCGTTACTTCGACAATTTTTTTAAGCTGTTTGTCGTAAATATAAACCCGACGCATTACTTCTTCCTTAGCGCCTTGGCTTGCATAGCCTGTTTCAACATTTTTGTGCCGGTGTCGGCTTTATTAAAGTCTTTGGCTACAGACTGAGGAACGCCTACCTTTTTGGCAAACGCAGGATCATGCGCTGCCGCAGCCATTATTCTGGCTTGCGCTGGCGATTTACTCGGCATCTTTGTATTCCTTCTTATCTTCTTCAGTATCGCCTTTGCTCATTTCATCTTCAGATTCAGAATCCATAGCACTCATATCCGGTTCTTCGTACTTATCCGGCATACGCGCAAGCTGGCGAAGAATCTCAGCATAAATTTGCATTTTACCCTTCATAACAACCTCCTACCATTTGACCTTGTTTGCCCAATACGCCGCAGACATTGGACCTTTTGCAATGTTGCTGGCATGACGCGCCTTAAAAGCTTCGCGCCGGTTCCTATATGCTTCTGACTCGCCTTCTTTCTTTGGCGATCCGCTTACTCCCTGCTGTCCAAATCTAATTAGCTTTATATGTTCGCCCTGCTTGGCAAGAACGGCATGAGATTTTGTAGGGTGCGATGGAGTGCGCTTGGGATTGTTAAATCCGCCAAACTCACTACGAAGCGCCTTAATGCGGGCTGAATATTTGTCCATGACTAATTCGTAAATACGCCTACGGCCAACACTTCAGCCGCAGAACTGGTTGTAATTTTCCAGCCGCTTTCCTGAGAAATCATATTCATATCTATAACGTAAACGCCCTTGCTTACGCCGCTTGGCACAAGCAAATGCTCCATCGTTCCATCAATTATTGAGATGTTTGCAGTATTATTTGCAGTAAGCGTAACAATCAAACGATGCAAATAATCCCCAATCTGTCCATGAAGCCCAAGCGCATAGCTGGTTTGTGCGCCGGATACATGAACGTAATTGTACCTATATGGCTCTGGAACCCCAGACATGGCTATCTCACAATCGGCGGCAAGTTTGGATTAGGCTGCATTGCAGCGCGTACAGCCGCGTTCATCTGCAACACTTTGGCCTGAGTATCCACTTGCGTTTCTTGCGCGTTGGCTTCGCGCTCTTTGGCCTTGGCTATGTCTGCCGCTGTTTTGGCTTGCTGTTCTGGGCTTGGCTGCGGCGGTCCTGGCGGATTCGCCTGAAGCTGCCCAACAGCCTGGTCAATGACGCCTTCAATTTCACTAGATACTCTGAACTTGGCAACAGCCCACTGCATGAGTTTAAGGAAGTACGGAGCAGCCCCAGGAACCGCTTGAGCCATTGGAGAAACTTGGCTGATAAACGCGCCAAGACCCTGCATAAACTGTACAGCACTATCGCGCTCTGCTGCCCAATCAAGCGCAGCCATTGAATCAGCTTCGACATTGATCCTGTACTCCGCTAGGCGTTCATCCTTGATAAGCTGAATAGCAGGGCCAGCATATTGCGCGTCTGGTGTACGCATAATGTTGGAGCGTTCGGCAATCGTTTCAGGCTGCCAATGCTTGCTGATAATTTCAGCCTTAATACGCAACAGATTGGTAATCCATTCCGCAATGTAAAACTGATTCAATTGTATGCGCGTAGACCAAACTGCGCTTTGATCTGCTGCGCCCCCAGAGTTTCTTCCGCCTGGCTCGATCCACGCAAAATGTCGCTGATTCCGCAGATCTCATAGATCGTCTGCTTCACCATTTCCCGCGACTGATACAACTGGTTCAGAGCCTGCAACACGCCCGAAATGTCGAGCATGTCCACGGCGCCCTTCAGGCCGCCCTTCTCACTGAGCGCCGCCCAACTGACCACCGGAAACATCTTGTTGTCGATGCCTTCGGTGAACAGCCGGCCAAGTTCCTTGTATTCGGCGTTAAACACGCCAACGGCCTTTACGGCCTTCACCAACATCGTGATGCGATTGGTGATGTTGTCGAGTTCCGTCGCCTGATCTTCGTATTCGCAGTAATCGGGAACCGGAATCAGGCTGCCATTGGTCGTGGTCGAAAACAACGGCTTCGGACACGGGAAAAAGCCTTCCAATTGCAGCGGGTCTTCGCGCTCATCAAGTGCGTGCGGAAACCCTTCGGCAATCCAACACACCTTACCCGTGCGCTTGTTCCAGATCTCGGCAATCTTCGCCTTTTTATCGAACGAAGCACGCGCCTGCACCGAATTCCGGCTGTCCTGATCCGCGTTCTGGCTGCTCAACCCAACCTGATTGAACACCTCGCCAAATCGAGCCAGACCCTCATCGCGGGTCATGTACACCCAGCGGCTTACCCACCACACCTCATCCCAAGTCCGGGCCGGATTGTGCAGAAAGTCCTGCCAGTAAACGTAATCAACCGGAGAATGCGCTTCGGTAATCGTCTCGATCGCATCCGGCTCCACGTTCGTCAGGCTTGCGCTTTCCGCAGCCTCCAGGTTTGTGTCCTGGGCAATACCGGGCATCGGTTGGTTTTCGATAGTGGGGTCATATCGAATCCATGCCACACCGCGCCCCGGGAGCAGCCGATCTTCAACGAGGCTACGCATCGTCGAATCAAAATCGGAAAACTGCTCAACCTCATACTCCAACACCCGCTCAAGCATCGTACACGCAGTACGGCCAACGGGGTCCGCATCCAAGTACCGGCGGCTTACCTCCGGCTTAGGCTTACGCCCATACAAACTTGGCTGCAACACCTGAATGTTCGACCACAAGATGTTGAACTTCGTGCGCGGCCATTCGATCGCATCGCGCTCATCGCGGTACCGGCGCACCACCTTCTTGCCGCGATCAAACCACTTATCAAACGTCTTTTGCGCTTCTTCCAGTTGATGGTGCCAGTACGGGCCAGGATCTTCGCCCTCATACTCGGGCTTATCGCCATAGGAAGGCTTCAGCCGATCCTCGTAATTATTTGCGTCTTCGTATGGCATCGCTTTAGTTGCTCGAGGTGTAGAAGAACGTCACATCCAACGTGTTTCCGATCGTCGCGTAAGCACTCGCACCAATGGTCGCCGGAAACCGGTGAAATCCAATGGCCGGTGTAATCGTCCCACTCAACGCCGTACCGCTCGACCCGCCGTCCTTAATAATCAACGTCCCACTGGTCGTGCTGTTCACATAGAACCCAATCAGATTGCACGGCCCGGTCGAAATTGCACCACTCGCCGTCAGATTCTTAACTCCACCCGCTTCGGTAACAGGCTGTGCCATTAGATTCTATGCTCCTTTACTTTGCTCTCACTATACTCCCACAATTCGTTCAGCGTAATCGTGTGGATCGTTTTAGGCCGCGTAGCCTCTTTCTGCTCCTCAATCTTACGCTCGGCAACAGCCATCATACGAAACGCATCCGCCGGATGCGAACACCAGTCGTGACGCGGCGTTCTCCTGAACGCCTTCTTATCCTCATCGTAATTGCGCTGATACTGACGCAACGCCTCAAGGCCATCACCGCATCGGGTGTCAAACCAACACCTCGGCAGCATTCGGCGCACCGCCTGAATCCCGTCCTGCACACTCAAATCGGGCACAATCGCCAACTTATCCGACCCCAGATAGTAAGCCATCTGCTCCACAATACTTTTCCCGCCACTCGCCAGGGTCTTTGCCCGCGCATCGTGCGGCAACCAGTGCCGCTCATACCGATAATCGCGGCTCAAAACCTCTTCCGCCAGATCCGATACATCCGCACCGCTGGCCCCGTAATAGTCCAGCACATGCACCTCGTTACCCACCAACTGATACCACCAGATCGCCGTATCGTCCCTGTACCCTAAGTCCCATGCGGTAAAAACCGGAACCTCAGGGTCGTACTCCACGTTCGTTACGCGCCCTTCCTGGTCCACCATTCGCATCTCTTCGCCGTAATAGGCTCCCAGAATGGCCGCATCGAAACTACACTCGTACTCCTGGAGGTACTGATCCTCACTCAACTGCTGCCGCGCAGCCCTCAGTTCCTCTTCGTCCAGTAACTGGCTCTCACTGGCCGGCAACCGCAGGAAAAACCACCCGTCCGTTTCCTGCGCCACCCGCACAATGTCGTAAAACTGGTTGTGGCCCTTGGGCGTGCCGCCAAATACCGCCCACCCCTTCTTGTCCGACAACGTGGGCCGAATAACGTTGCCCCACACACTGGGCTTAAAGTCCCCGTACTCGTCCATGTACACGCCGTCAAAGCCCAAACCGCGCAAACTGTCCGGGTTGTCCGCACCAAACAACCGAATGACACTTCCATTCACCAACGACACCATCAGTTCGGCTTCATTGGCCTGCTTCATCACCTGAAACGCATAATGCTTCAGGTACTCCCACGCCACCGCCTTGATCTGCGCCCGAAACGGCGCAATCAGCGCGTAAATGCCCTTTTTGAGCATCGCCCTGCGAATGATGTCATTAATGGCCGCTACCGTCTTCCCCGCTCGACGGTGCGCTACCAGACACCCCCACCGCGCTGTCCGCTCATGGAACGGCTTAAACGCCGCACGCGGGGTGTACGGGATGTTGATTTGCTTTACTGCCATGCTTGGTGGCTTGGTTCCAGGGTCCCTACTTGTCGTCGTTCCACTTTACGACCATCTCAATCGGCCC